CTCTTTGGCAGCCTCTGCTTCTAATTGGGCTTTTTGCAACAGCTCTCGCAACTTGTCTTCTTCACCTGCATCAGATTGCACAGGCTGCATTTTATTTGACAATAAAGAGAACGCATCATCGAGAGTATTGACATCATTACCTAATATTTCAGAGAATTTACTTATCATATCACGCTCGACTTTGCCCTTACCTTCATTGTAAGCGCCCCTAAAGAACTTGTCTTTATCGAACTCTGGTTGCTGTTGTTGTTCGTTTTGAGAAGTTGTCTCTTCTGCTGTTGACTCAGGAGCGTCAACTGACTCTATGTTTTCTTCACTCATAATTTTTATAAGTTAATTATTGCTCGCTATTTGATTCAATACCAATTTGAACTTGTCTTGCAAGTTCTTCTTGTGGTAATATATCCAATAAATTACGTAAATCTCCAGAACTTTTTGGCATACCAAATTTCTCAAAATAATTCATTACTTCATCAATATCTTCTTGAGGCATAGATCGTTTTCTCATGTACTCTGCTGTCAATTTAACAAGTAACGGTAGAGGCATCGCTTTGTACTGCATACCCTCTGTAATATCTGAGAATATCTCGTCTGCACTAGACAAGTCATAGTGCTTGCTGTAGGTTACAATATAGTTTTCAAAGTCCTCGTCACGAACCTTTGCCATTCTTCTAAGAACTTGATTTTCAACCATTTCCATGTCCATAGCTGTTGAAGCTAATAAGCCCTGTTCGTCTACGTTATCAAACCTTTTTGCTGCGCCAGATACATTGCTCTTAACAAGGGACTTATCACGAACCATCGCCATAGAAAATATCAATGACATTAGGTCACCAAAGATGACATCTCTCAAGTGTTGTAAGCCCTGCATATCGGCTTGGTACAACATATTGTTTGGTATCGTTTGCTCGTCAGGTATGATGATTGCCATACCCACACCCTCCTTGATTGTGCGTGAATCGTACTGGTCATCATCAGCAACACCTGCTAGGCTTCGCACAATAGAATCTGTTAGCACAGGTATAGGATGACCGAACAGTTCTGACCCTTTCTTCAGGTCATAGAATAATTCTGAGCACGCAAGATACATTCCTTTGAGAGAATATCTTCTAGGCTTACCAACCACAAAAGAACTGTTTGCATCTGTCTGTCCTTTGAGCAACGTAGCTGGAACCTCACCAAATGGGTTCTCTATCTCTAATATCTTTTTCTTTACGCTATTCTGTTGTATATAAACACAAATGTATTCAGGAGTGTAGGCAGTCCATCTAAACTTCTTGATGTTTTGTATGTCATAATACATCTGACGAGTAACAAGCAAAGTAAGAACGCCTTGTTTTACTTGGAAGTTGAATATCTCATGAGGTCGCAAAACAAAGTTATAAGGAACAACATTACCATTATTATCTAGGACTGGATTGCCGTCTCCATCCATCATCAAGTCAGTGACTACAGCACCAAACCCAAGAACCTCTTTTACGAACATTACTTTGTCACGATAGAACTCAGTGATGGAACATCCTGCATCATCAAAGTTACCTGACTTATACTTCCAGAAATCCTTGTTTTCAGGGAACATTCTGTTGACATTGTTCTCGTCATATATCCTTTGTTGAGCAGCAAAAAACTTTTGCTCTAAAGGAAACAGCTTCATCCTGCCTAGTCTTTCTTTGTACTCATCATCAGACTCAATCGTAGACTGTTCTATGATGTAAGACTTGTCAGAAAACACTGTAGATGATATAGCTGTATATTCATCATACTCAGACTGAAACCAACTATTCATAATCTTCGCCCTATCCAACACCACACTGTAATAGGGATGCCTAGTTTCTTTCATTACTATATCTTCAGCAACATCCTTTGGTACAGAATAAATCTTAGATAAATCAATCATCTTTTAGAAAATTGTAGGGCTATAGCTACAGCTTGTTGTCTGCTATACCCCTCGTTTATAAGTTGTCTTATGTTTTCAGAAATCGTCTTTTGGGATGTACCCTTCTTGAGTGGCATGACTCCTAATCTTCGTCTCTAGATGATTTACCAAAATAATAACCAGTCACAGTAGTAAACGCAGTAAAGATTGCACCAAATGCTACATTTACAAGAGTCTGAGAGTTGCCTCCTATATCATCAGTGAATATAAGCACACCCACCAATCCAAATGCACCTAGTATGATAGACGCTGCAAGGATCGTGTTCATGTTTCTAGTAAACGCATTCTTTGAGGCTTTCATCCTAGCAAGTTCACTGTTACGAGCGTTTTGGACATCTTGTATCTCCATTTCAAACTCGTTCAGATCGTGTTGCATCTGAGTAAGAATTATTTCTTTGTCATCATCAGATAACTCAGTAGAGGATCCTACTTCTTTTTTAAATAGTTCTAATATTTGGTCACTTCTACCACCAGTTGCTATGCTAGCAACAACAGTGGCTGCTTTTGCACCTAGCTTAGGTGCTTTCTTGGTTAATAAATCAATAAAACCCATATTGATTAGTTTTTTCTTGCCCATATCTATTTTATTAAGTCCATAAGTAAATTTACGAGAGTTCCAGACCCTAAGCCTGCCCCAGTAGCCCAAGCTACTATTTTTTGTTTAAACTTTACAAGTTCTTCAATTTGTTTTTCGTTATTCTCAACTTTATAGACGAGACCTTCCTTATTAAATTCGTTACCTAACAATGCTTCTTTCATATCCTGAATGTCTTTAGTTATCAATTCTATAACTGAATGTAACTGTTTTACTTCAAACTTCAAGTCTTTATTAAGCTGCTCTTGCGATATAGCCATTATCTAGTTACCATTTTTTGCACGACCAATATCTTGCCGTAAATTTATCTTTAGCTGTGGAACAACGATGTCTCGCTCTAAAAGACTTTCTACGAGCTGGCTCATTCTTACGTATGGGCATATTGGGATCGCCATAATGGATAACCTTAACTTGATTACCCTTCTTTGCTAAAACTACAAATTTTTTAGTGTCCCTCCAACTCCTGCGTGGCTTGTTAAACCCAGCATACGTATGACCCCTGTATTCAATGCGACCACCGCTAAGTCTTTTAACATCTTTCATGGCGACAAAATAATTACTATTTATGTTTTGATTCAATACCAAATTAAAGTATTGAATTTTACGTAATTCAGCCATAAGTTTAATGCAATTACTAATAATACTGACGAATAGTTATAACTATTGGTCATCATACTATTCAAATGGCCAACGAACCCACCAACAAAGCCCTGTACAACCGAGTTAAGGCTGCAGCTAAACGTAAGTTTAACATATTTCCTAGTGCATACGCTTCTGCGTGGATTGTTAAGGAATACAAAAAACGAGGCGGCACGTACACAGGCAGAAAGTCATCCAAAAGGGGCGTTGCTCGATGGATGCGTGAAAAGTGGACTACTCAAGATGGCTCACCTTGTGGATCAAAGAAGTTTAAAGGTGTTAAGAAATGTCGACCTACTGTCCGTATAAGTAAAGAAACGCCTGTCACTTGGAAGGAACTTAGGGCAAAGGGTAAGGCTTCTGAGGCTATAAGAGAGAAAAAACGTGTAGGAATGGGTAAACGAACAAAAGCTATCAGAAGAGATTAGCGTAGCACGTACATTGGGCTTGATGACCCCTTTTCATTCCTCCAAATAGCATAATCTATTGCATCAGACATGTGCCCTCTATCACCATTGTCTATTTTAAGGCCTTTATCGTTCACAATCGAATACATATAGTCTTTTATAACGTGATCGCACCTTGTATTGATCAAAAGCCTTCTTTCTCCGTTTTTTCCAGCATATATTGCATTATTAACTCTGTCTACACGCACTTTTCTTTTAGGATTTTGTATGTCTAACTCATTTTTATAAGAAATATCATGATTACTAAAGACTTCTCTAACATAATCCCAATCATTTTTACCTACACGACCATAATTACCACTTTTTTGATTGGAAGTGTTGTCTCCAGCCAATAAAACCTTCGAAATACCCCATTTTTTCAGTAATTCTACCGCTTTTAGGGCCTGCTCAGTGGTCAACGCCTCTTTGGAGAATATTTCGTCAAAAACAATGTATTGCCTAAGGCCATTACGAGCCTTTTTAACTTGGAGCAAAGCCCAACAATGAGGAGACCTGTTGAAATCAGCACAAAGCCAAACAGGACTCCCATTATGGTAATCGTCAGATGTGATATTACCTTGAGGGTAATGATTATATCCATCAAAATGTTTGTATGCCTTCTTCGTAGGATCATCTGTTTCCTCACTCATTTCATATCCAAGTTTATACGATAAAAAGTCCATCGCCTCTTCTTGGAGTAATCTTTGTTTACTATGGTTTGTTTCCCATAAAGGTATATCCCATACTTTATCAGCCTCTCTCATAAATGAAATATACTTTTTAATGAACTAGTTGGGTCTACAAAGAATATAGCAACTTGATCCTTAAATGCCTCATCTAATATTGAAAAGGCTCCAGAAACATACCCATGAAGAGTGTCTAAATCGTATGTAAGTATTGAACATCCTTTTCTCATGCATTCATCTATTATATAATCAATCACTCCAGATTCTGTAGTTTTGTCTAGTATTTCCCAGTGTTCATTTACTAACTCAGCACCAATCATGTCTATAAATCTATGCAACTCTTTTTTTGTGTTGTCAACATATTCTTGATCTACATCTGTGTTGAATCTTATATATATGATTACTTTAGATTGTTCCATTCTTCTACTTTATAGCCTGTTTTATCTTCCTTTACTGATATTTGCAGTACGTTAAAGATGCCTGACTTCATAAGCCTACTATTGGCATCATTAGGATGATAGGGAGTACATACACTTAAAACAATACCTTTATCATGAACACGCTTTATCCATGTGTTAGAAATCTTGTTCCAAACTGTATCTCTACGAGCAGTAGATATACGATCCTCATCATTGCACACATCATCAAGAATCAAGACACCAGCCCTTTGTCCTGTGGTTTGAGTCAGTACAGCATATGCTTCATAGGTGGGATTGCCTGTTCTATTGCGACTCTTAACAATGATACGCTGAGTTGATCCAGTATCAGTCCTGTCAAACTCAACAGGATTAAATTTATGCTCTCTGCACCAGTATCTATACATATCACTCATAAATAGCGCCCTCAAAGACAGTATTCTTTTAGCTGAAATACCACCATCAGCAGACACAATTAAGGTCTCAAGTTCATGCTTTCTAGTGGTCATATAGGCTGATAGACCAATGGCTACTTGTTGCGACTTACCAGTATTGTAGGGCGCACGAATAAGACCATTCAAACGTGCACTTTTAGACAACGCTTGCTGCTCCCAGTCATAAATTCCTTGCTGCATAACTAAATGTATATCTGCCTGCGTAAGTTTTGCACCATCTTGATCTGCCAAACAATTCTCAATAAAAGAGTTGCGCAAATCAATTGAGTCTGCTGGAGGTTCATGGCCCACTACATTAACTAATAAATCAGACCAATTAGTTTTTTGGGGCATACGTCATCTTACAAAATTTACATTGTTTCTTGCACTTTTTGCCAAGAGAAACCACGCCCAAACATTTAAATATTTTTGTTTTAAATACAGGGAACTTAAATAATTTAAACTTAATAGACATATACCTTTTCTTTTAACGTCATCAAGTCCTCCTTAGTGATGTATATAAACACATCTTTTCTATCCTTTCTACCAATAGCTTTATATAGTATTTGATCGTACCCATATTTTTTGGCAGCACCATCAACCCTCATAATAGGCATATTCATTCTTTTGTTTTCTATCATTTTTCTTACCGCTAAAGAATGTAACTTTTTATTGTCTACCAAAATAAACTCTCCATGAAACTGAAATGCTATTTTGTCTGCCCCCTTACTACTGCACCATCCCAGCTTGCCTTGCACGTTTGTTATCTCAACAACAACATACCCATCAATGTGACATTTTTTTAGTCCCTTAACGTCAATTGTTATGTCATCTAAATACGCATCAATATGATTGTAATCATCATGCTGAGTGCCAGCCTTAGCACCAGACAACTTGCAAAATAACCCTTCAGATTCCTTGCCCTTCTTTAAATTTTGTTTTTGTTGTTCCTTATAATAACTCATAATCTGCCTCTATTGCCTCCATTTTTTGAGCGAACTCTTTTAATTGATCCAGATTTAAGAAATCTTGAAGAACCTGTAATGTCTGTTCTCTCATTTTGTTTTTATACTCAATAATAATGGTAGGCTCATTGCTTAATTCCTTTCTAACATCATGCAAGTCCTTCATCATCTTACTCAAGTCTTTTGGATGTATCTCTTTTAGGTCCTCGTGTTTTTCTATAGCATCAACTACATTCATCAACAATAACTCAACCTTAGCAGACAGGTTCTCTTTTCTTTTCTCTAAATCACCTATTGTGGATAAAAGGTTCTTATATGTTCCAATGTTTTTTAAAACTTCTTTATCTAATAGATCATGTCTTTTGTTTTTTGTTACCTTATCTAGTTCAACAACCTGTTCTTGTAGCTGTTTTGCAGAACCTTTCCAGTTGTATATTGTTTGTCTAGAAAGGCCATATTTTGTTGACACTTTTGACAGGTTTCCATATTTATCTAGATCCCTTAAAACATCTAGCTTTTCTTTATCAGAGTAATCACTTGCTCTCTTTTTTTTCATCCCAACCATTTTTAGACGTGAACTCTATAATAGACTGTATTCTATTATTGATGTAGTTTGGCAGCTTACTAGACATGCTGGGTATCCTATATAAACACTCAATAACAACCTTCATCTCAGAGAACATTTGTTCTGTCGACTTTATATCTTCCTTTTCATGCCAAGACATTTTACACCTTTTTGGAAAATTTTACATTTTTGACAAAAATATAAAAAATTATACATAATTAAAAATAAGACACTATTTGTGAAAAATAGTATTTTTGCGAAAGGGTTGGTGGAAGATCCACCAAAAAATCATTTTAATATATAGGCCCTGTATATATAAAAATTTAAAATAATTATATAATATAATTATTAATGTATATAATATATATTTATTAATAATTCTATCATATAATAAAGTTATATATATAAATAATATATAAATATATATTAGGCAAAAAAAAAGCCTCGAGTATAAACTCGAGGCCATTATAGTTATATATTTTAATTATCTATTTTTCTGTATAATAATTCCAGTATTTTAGTTTATTGTATTTTACAGCGTTAATAAATGTTAAAGCTATAGGTTTATTTATAACATTAACATTTTTATATTTTTCATTTAATTCTTGTATAGATTTACTATCTAAAAATATAGCTTTATTTTTAGGGGTAGTTATAGTACAAGTATCTAATGTTTTATTGTATTCTATTTTATCTATAAAATGTGTTATATAAGTCATGTTATTATATAATAAAAAATTAAGGTTTATTGTAAACTAATCTGTCAATGTTTACATGTTTAAAAATTTCAAGCGGAAGTATAATATCTTTATAGTCCACTTTTATAATTTCAGATATAGCCATTTTTAGTAGAACACTATCATGTAAAAATATATCTGAATGTAAATGGAAATCCCAAGCTTTAGATAAAGAATGAATTTTAGTTTTAGATATACCCTTATTTCTAACATCTAATTCAAGTGTTTTTTTATGCATATTTTCAAACGTAAGTTTAGTTTCAAATTCATTTCTACGTTCATAAAAGTCTGCAATAAAATTATCACGATTTAATGTAGGATAGTCATAAGCATAGTTTCTATCTTTATTTTTATACATAATTGTAATTGTTTTTAGAGTTAGAAATTTGTGATTTATTCATCTTTTTTTGTGGTGAATAATAGTGGTTTACTTTAATAGGTTTTAATAGAGGAATTATTTCTTTTTCTCTATCTTTAATTATAAGCCATAATGAAGCTTGTAATTCATAACCTTTTAGATTGTATTCTTCAGCTATTTTTAGTACTAAATTTTCAATACTAGTATAAATATTTTTTGAAGCAATACCTTCATCTAATAATAAAGAAAACCATTCATTATGATTTCTAGCTATACATTTACTCATATGTACATCTAAAGTTACGAAAGAATTATCTAATAAAAGATTGTAGAAAAAACTACCTGTTTTTTTACATGTTTTTCTAGTTTGTTTATCAAAGAAAAAAACAAGTTCATTATCAAAACTTTTCCACGCCTTTTTATAGAAATCCTTAGTAGAATAAACTCTATTATCAAGCATATTATTAGTTTCAAGATTAGAACCATTTTGTTTTACATGTGATAATACATTTTCAGTTTCAAGTAAATTTACATTCCATTTTGAACGTGACGAAAATACAGAAGTCATTTGAGCAATCATTATATAATCTAATTTAGAATCGTGTTCTAATTTATATTCTAATAATTGTTTTTTGGCATCAGGATACCAATCAATTCCACTTCTAATATAATCATCATTTAAGTAGCTACATACAAATCTAAGATTAGATTCAATAACTTTTTCATCACAATATTGTAAGTTTTTATAATGTTTCATCATGTTATTGTATATTTATGTTTTCACGTTTTAGTTTAAATTTTCGTATAGCAAAGTTTAAATCCCATAATGGAGTTTTACATATAGGACAACCTGCAACCCATTTTATATCAGAAAATATATTTTCTTCTATATCAGTAGGTACAATAGATTTTTCATCAAAATCTATATTACATTCTAAACAGTAGGTTTCTATTTCAGAACACATGATTATTTCCAAATAATATGAATGACAATATGCATTCCAAAGTATATCCAAGCGAACACACAAAATGAAACAAAAAGTACATGATAAAGTTTATCTAATTTTTTCATAATATTGTATATTTTAATGTATATTTTAAGTTTTCAATAATTCAATGTACGAAGCCAAACAAATTTGGCAAGCCGCCCACGGTCCAAATTTAGAGCGTACAGGGCCTACTATAATATAAGGGTAAATATCCTATATTCCAAATTTAGAACGCTAGAATTAAAATATAGTATTCTATAGGAAAAAATACACGACCAAAAAAGCCGCATAATATAACCCCAGTAATTCGACCAAAAAACAAAAGTTAGATCTAAATATTATTGGCGCATTTTTACAGGTATCTATTGGCGGAAATTGACTGGGTAGAAATTTAGATACAGGGGGGGGCATGGGAATTAATCACAAAAAAAAGAGGAATACCTTGGCGGAAATTCCTCTTCTTGCTAGGGGTTGGCAGAAATTTATGTTATGATGTTTCTGAGTTGTTTAGATTCATCAAGAAATGCCTCAGGCGTGTCGTTATTTCGTTGTATAAGCCTTATCTCACTATGAGTAGGAGTAACACCTACCTCGTCTATGTCGAAGGGATATACGTCAATTTCATCCCCTGTATCGAAATCAATAGTCTGTATGACCACATCATCTTTTGGATTACATAGCTTCAATCTATTTATTAGTTTCTCAACAGTCATTATTGATCCCCCTTTTGTGATACTGTTATTTTTTCATCCAGAAATGTCTGTATGCTTTTCTCAAGTGTTTCATCATCTCTATTATAATCAGATGTAAAAAACTTTTCCATATGAAATTTAACTACGTTATATATGTGTTCATAACTAGTATTTTCATGCTTTTGATAACCGATATGTTTTAAAAACATATGTGTAAATTTAAAGTGATGCAAATACATTTATACCTCCTCTATTGTTTGATACTTAAACCTGAACGTATCAACTAGTAGTTCTAATTCATCAAGTTCGACAACGCTTCTATCAAGACCTCCTGCTATCTCATTCAATAAATGTATGGGATAATCATGATCATAAACATGGATAGGCAATTCACTATCGCATTGTAGGTTACCAATAGAACACCTCATATTCCTTCCATTGATAAGAGTGTACGATACACTACCGCATTCCTTTTCAAATACTTTGAGTCTAAGATAAGTATCTGAACCCCTATATTTGAGGTTCAGTATACCGATTAATTGTTTCATTATGATTGCTCCATTTTTGATTTATATAAATCTGCTCTATAAAATACTTCAGCAGATGATATTTGTACTTCAAAATTATATCCTGACTGACTCATACATTCTATGAATACAGACTCATCGTTTTCAAACGCCTTGATGTTGTTCGATTTAAACCATTTTATACAATAATCTATTGCTTGTGCATATTTTTGAATCCTAACGTCAATGTCATTGTTTCTTTCAAATTGAGCATCAATATGCCCTTGGATCGATTGTGTTATATTCATGTTATTAACCTCTTACTGTGTATTTGTTACCGTTTAGATTCAAGTTTGTTAATGTATGGGTATTGATTGTTCTATACCCTTTAGCATTCATGTCAAATGCAATGATAAACCCATTTTTTGTTGGGTCATAAGTCATAGAACCACCTTTCAAATGTTTCTTTACATTTAGCCTGGCATTCATGCTTCTTTCGGTCCCATCTTTTTTTATGAACCGAACATTAAATATTGTATTGTTATTTTTGTTGATTAGATTAAACGCATCTTGTTTGTTGATTATCATATTGTACCTATGTTTTGTTATTGTTATTTGTACACAGGTAATATACTAGTTATCCACAAAGAAACAAAAAAAAGTTTTTAATCATCATATACTACTTCACCAATCACAATAGATGTGTCTTTTTGTTTATTATAGTGTAGTGTTGTGTGTGTAGTTTTTACATAAGATTCTTGTGTAGATTTTTCCAATATCTTGATAAGGTTGGTCCTCTTGAATCGCTTTGTCATAGAAATCAATTCCCTGTCTACTAAAGATTGTAAACATTTAACTACCGTTTTATTGGAAAGGCCTGTCATGGAAATTAATTGGCTATGGCTAATTTTGTCACTATTTTTATTCCAACCCCATGTTTTTCGAATGATGGCCATGTAACATAGAAATTCATTGCCAGATAGAAATTTCATGTGTTCATCGAAAATTGTATTGGGTACTCGTACAAATCCTTTTTTAATCATGCTATCTATTTTGTTTGTATTTATTGTGGAAATCTAATAATTTAATACAAATTCTTCAACATACATAAAAATTTAATTATGATAGACAACGATCCAAGATATGATGGACATTGGAATTATAGGTTATTCGCAGAAAAAAATATTGATGGAAATCCAGTATTTTCTATACATGAGACTTTTTATGATGATAGTCATGAAATACCAAATGACTACGAGAAAGCACCTGTAATGATGGTTTCAGATGATGTAGAGGAAATTATATTTATGTTAGAAAAAATGATAGGATCATTTCAACAACCAATATTAAGTAAAAAAAACTTTCCAAAGGAGTATCCAGATGCGCACATTCAGCAACTTATCGAATGAAAAATATCATAGCTATGGAACTGATTATATATCATCTAGTTTCGTAAAAAATGTTCAAAAGCATTCTATAGCAAAGGCCTTGTTACCACTCAGTGCTAGTCAGGCTTTGATATTTGGTGATGCTATGCATACATACTTTGAGGATCGTACAGAGTTTCATAGTAGGTTTGTTACCTTTGATGACACAAAAATTATAGCCGATATCATGGAAGCTAGACCAGATCTGATAGCACCAACTATGACCAAGGATTATAAAACATACAGAAACGAATTTGAAAAGGGGGTTGATCAAGATCAAACCATCCTGTCCCTTGATGATGTCGAAAAAATCCAAAACATGTATGATAACACCATAAAAAATGAGGCAGTTAAATCGATCCCTGAAATGTATGATTATGATGCGGTATGGGATGAATATTCATTTTTTACAGATCATAATTTTGATAAATTTAGTCCGTTAAAGTTTCGTGTTAGACCTGACAAGATGTTGGTTAAGAACGAAACACCAATGGCTATAATAGATTGGAAGTCGTGCAAAGATGCTAGTAAAGCAGCGTTCCGTTCAGACTTTTTTCGATATAGATATGATATACAAGCAGCATTTTATTGTATGGTATTAGGTCTTGACTTTACAGATTTTTATTTTGTTGCAATTGAGAAAGAGTATCCATATAATAGTGCCGTATACACGCTTAGTGAAGAAACTCATTCTAAGGCGTGCAATGACATGACAAACACTCTGATCCAGATTATGGATTGGGTAAATGATCCTAGAACTGCAAATACTGGGATCGTAAACAAGAACACAATAACACAAATATGAGCCAAGCAAAAAAAACAATACAACAATTACTTACGAAAATTCAGAATGAACTGAATGTTCCAAAGAATAGAATCAATAAGTTTTCTAATTATGAGTACAGAAACTTAGACGATATTCTTGA